ACCTTTGCGCCGTAGACGTTCAAGCCACGAACAATGTCCGAGAACTTGGTCTGGTTACGCAGAGCCTCTAGTGACTGAATCTGGTTCACGAATGCAACGGTGTCGCCGTGGTACCCAATAGCTGAAACGTCAGTACCCAATAGTGGTGATTCGAGTACGTTCATGCCATATAGTCGAACGATCTGACCATTGCGTAGTTCTTCACTTGAACCAGCGGCAGCTACGTCAGATAGTCCCTGAATTAGCAGGTCTCCGAAGTCAGGTGTTACAACAACGTATCGGTTGCCCATTGGAACCTTGGCGGTCACCATCGCAGTTCTGATTGACCGAATTGCGGTTTTAGCTTCGTCAGATGTGTCGACCACAACTTCGCCAGTGTTACCGTTTGTAGCGCCAGCAAGCATCTGAGCCAATAGGTATGTCTCAGCATCCTCGGCTAGGGCCTTACCAGCGGCATCAGTCCAAGCGTTGAATGAACCAGCAGCCTGTACCTTGTCAACGTCATCAACGTTTACAGAAAATGCCTTTTCCTGGTTGAGTAGCAACTGAACCTCGGTGTCATTCAAGGCCTCAGCGGTGATTGAGCGACCTGCGGCTTTGTAGTCAACGATGGTTGGAGTAGTTGCGTTGATGATGTGGACAGTGTTTCCGCGAGTTGCGTCACCTGAATACTGTGTGTTTAGGGTTGGAATAACAATCTGGTTAGCGATAAAGCTCTGTGTTACGCCAGCGCTCCAGATCTCCGGTATGAATTGGTCAATAGCCATTTTTTATCTTCTTTCGTTAGTATTTGCCCATGAGCGTGTCTAAGCGGCCCTCTTTAGTGGCTGCCAGAATCTCTGCAGGGGTCATGTCTTTTAGTTCGTCTCTACTTCTAATTTGAGACTTACTAGAGTTCTTACCCCGAGCGCCTTGCCCGAGGTCTGGGATTATTGGCTCAGCTTTTGTGCTGTGCGCCTCAACCCATGACTGAATCGCCTCTGAGTCGATGTTGCCGTCACTCAAAATGAATGAAGCTTTGTCAAAGTCAAGTAATGAACTGCCGTCAATTGAACGGTTACTGAGCAAGCTCTTTAGCTCTGAGTCAACTAGCTTCGCCGCGTATTCTTTTCTGATTGCTTGAGAGGTTTCTTCACGTGTCTGCTCAATAAGCTTTTCAGTGTCGGATAGTTGGGAACGCTTGATGTCGTCTAGCTCTTTAGCTGCGGTACCGTTTGCCTTAGCTTGCTGCTCATTCTTTCGGCTAAGAGATTTCCACTTGTCAACCTCTGCCTTTAGTGTGTCCGTTTCGGACAGTTCTGAGGTCTCAGTTTCGGTAGTCTCGACCGCCTCGTCTGTTGTCTCAATAGTTGCGGTTTCTGCCGCGTTTGATTCAGCCATGTTTCTCTCCATTTCGGATTTAGGAATTGCGCTCGTTGCGAGCTAATCAGCGTGAGCTGAAATCTAATTTGATCTAGGGCCGGAAAACTCTTGGTCTCGCCAGCTCAGTGTCGGGCCGTATTCACCATGGTTTCTGGTAACTACCAGCTCTGTGTAATCTGCAAGCTTTTCGCCCTCTGTAGGTGAGTTGATGACCTTGCCCAACCCAGCATCTCTAGCCCCAAAATCAGGGTCTATCTTTAGCTGTTGCTCGATGCTGTCATAAGTAGTGTCTAGTCGGACTTGATCAATCACTTGCCCAGGGTCTTGGTCGCCATAAATGGGCATTTCGCCGCAATCGCAACCGGGATGTATTGGCATAAGCTCATCGCTAAAATAACGTTGCGTTGAAGCTATTGAACAAAGCGCGCAGTTCTCATTGCCAGTTAGTGTTCTGGCATAACCAACAATGTTGTCATTTGAACCACGCGACATAAATCCAGCGTTTCGCCTTGCTAGTTGAACGTCAGTAGAAACAATTGACTGAATCCGAGTGCCGCCCAAGGCGACGGCTCGCGTCAAATCTTCGCCTTTAGCCAGTGACTTGTAAACATCACCGAATGGCCTGCGATAGACCTCAGTAGCCGCTGCACCGTTTCTAAGCTTGGTAACCGTAAAGTCACTAGATGAAACCGATGGAGCTGCAAAAGCCTCGCCACGCGCCTTAGCCATCTGTTGATAAAAAGCAACTTGCAGCTTTGCCGCCTGAAGCCTGCCTCCGGCAAGTGTTGGCTCAATCATGGCGCTAAACTTCTCAAAGTCAGCGTCACGCCATGAACCAAGGTTTGTGAATGCGCCAGCAACTCTGACCCCAAGACCATTTACTAACCGAGAACTTAGGCGATTGTAAGCTTCAAGTAACTCACGCTGGGTTGCCATTATTCAGCGGGTTCTTGAGGTGAGCCGAATAGTGCTTCGGTCAAAATAGCTTCGCCAGCTCGCTCAACTTCCATCTCTGAAATCTCCGCTGGGCTGAACTGACCAATTAGGGACATTCTTGAACGGAATGGTATGTCTTGGAACTTGCTGTTTGCGTCACCTCGCTCGGAAAGGCTGTAGCGCTCTGGTGAGTCCCAGATTGGCTCTAGGTCTAGAAGCTGTGAGCGCTCAGTGTCACCCAGGTACTTGAACATCAGGGACATAACCTTGGACCAGCCAACGGTTGCGCGGGCGATGCGATCTTCGGTCTTGAACACTAACCCTTCACGCGATAGCGATGCACCCTCAGCGCTCTGGTTTGCACCGTCTGGGCTTAGGTAGTGCATAGGTGTTCTAGTCACTGCCGCAAAGTCTTGAATGTCGGCTCTTACGGCTTGAAGGATGTCCTGAATGTTGCTCTGGTCAAGTTCGCCAATGTCAGCGCCCTCCGGAAGCATCCACATCGCGCCCGGTGCTGATTCAAACAACCCGTTGTAATCAACTTCATTGCCGTCTGAGTCATGCGTTGGGAAGTCGCCCTTGATCCACTTTTGCTTGAACGCGGCGGTGGTTGCAATAACTAGGCGCTGAAGAATCATGTGATTTATGCGGTCAATGATGTCTAGGTAAGGCTCATACTCGCCTCTTTCGTCAATGTTTGTGAACTTGACAACTGGGACTTCGCCCAATGGGTTTGGCCCACTCATCTGCTCGTCATACATCCAGCCATCGGCATCGTACGAGCTACTGTCGTTCTTTTTGAAATAAACTTCTATCTCGTTGGCGTAGTAGAAATAGGCATAGTGGAAAGCGCCCTCAGTAAACACCTTCACGGCCGCCAAGATGTCCGACGGATCTTCAGGGTTGCTTATGGTTTGAATCTGGCGCGGATCCTCCACTGTTACTAGTGGGTATTCTCTGCCGCTTCTCATCCCAACAATCGCGTAAGCCTCGCCAAACTTCAGGAAGAAGCTGTGAAGGTCGGCTGAGTAGACATCTAGCTTGTTGGCTTTCCATAGACGGCGGGCCTCTTTGTCGCCGTTCTCGTCATCATCTGCGCCTGTTCGAAATCCGCCAATACGCATACGCTCACGAACAGCGGCAACGCATAGCTGTGCCATGTTTAGACGTGCCTTTTTTTGGAATCTACGGTAAGCGCGTGACGCACCTTCAGCGCCCTCTGGGAGTGGAGCATCGCCGTCATAGTAGCGCTCTAGCAAGTTCATCCGCTGTTGCTCTTTTTTAAGAGTTTTGAGCATCCCTTGCTGTGAGCTATCTAGTTGGGTTGCCATAAAAAGTTCCTTACCTTAAGCGCCTTGGCACGAATGTGGTTTTGGTTGCCTCGCCCTTCGATAGGGCTTGAAGCCGAGCCTGGAAAGCCAAGACAGCGGCAATGGCAGCGTCAATTTTGTTTGGACTCTCTGGATGCTCTTTACTGATAGTGATACCTGAGCGGCCAATACGGCGGCGAGAGTTTAGAACGTGCCTAGACAGCGCTGCGCCGTTGTGGGTTAGCTCTTTGTCAATAACTGAGTTCTGGAACTGCTCCAAGGCTCTGACGACTAGATAAGATCTGGTTCCGCTCATCCACCACTCAATTGGGTGGTTTACTGAGCTTTTGACCTTCAGTTTCTTGCCGAAATCAGCTTCCCACTGTGCAATGTAGCTTTCCCACTTTGCAGGGTCGGCGAACATTCCAATGACCTTGTAATCCTCGAACGCTTGTCTGACTTGATTGTCAACGTCAGTTATGGGGACTTCCCAGTCTTGCCCGGCTGGGCCTTCAGGTTGCTCCCAGACCTTTATCTCAAATAGATGGCCGTCGGATACCCGGCAACCAATGAGCGCGGTTGCGTCTGTGAGTCCACGGTTACGTTTTCTAGACCCGTCAAATCCGAGAGTGATTTCTTCACCCTTGGCAACTTCCTTGATTGCATAAGTTGCGGCCCACTCAGGTGCGCTGACCCATGAATCTTTAGAGCTGGTTGGCTGGTTGAAATAATAACGGCGTGAATCCTGCGGGTCATTTCGTGGGTCATAGAACTCAGACAAGATTCTGTCTAGATCCATTACCTTAGCGAATGGGCCATAAGCCTCAACAATTCCAGCCCTGACCTGCGCTTCGTCGGTTAGGTCAATGTCTGCATCAGCCTCGCGGTGATCAAACAAAAGGCGCTGTCTTTTGACTTTGCCCTCTGTAATCATCTTGGCTAAATCGTGTGTTTCCTCAGCAACTGATTTCTCGCCCGGTAGGTACATGGTCGAGGTCTCAAGTGACCAAGGCTCTGCGCCCTTACGCTTGGCAAGGTTTCGTCTGACAGTCGCGTACATCCGTTGCAGTTCTCGGGTGCTGTAAAGGTGGGTTTCGTCAAACACCACCATTGTCTCTTTGCCGCCGTCTTTAGAGCTGTTAGACGCTGTTGACGGAACTATCTCACCGCCACCTGGTAGGAAGCATCTTGTTAGTCCAGCGGCATCTCTCGGAAGTCCATTTGATAGCGGCCCCTCTGTGAGGTTGAAATAGACGTTATCGTATGTGTTTCCAGCCTGACCTTCCTCTGTTGCTATGCAGCGGATGATAGGCG